CCTGCGCAACGCCTCGTCGCAGAAGCAGGTGACCATCTCGCACCAGGCGATCTTCGATCCGAAGGAAGTTCGGGCGGATCTCGGCATCGCGCTGGACGCCTGGGAGGAGTTCCAGCACAAGGCCGGGCTGATGGCCCAGCGGAAACTGACCGACCTCGAAACCGATGCCTGGCTGCAGGACCTCTTCCAGCCCTTCATGCCCTACGGCCAGACCTACTCACCCGAGCAGGTCAGGAAGTCCAAGGGCTATCGCCGCATCCTCGACCTCTTTGCCGGCGAGATGATCGGCGGCACCCAGGACGCCACTGACAAGACGCTCTGGGGTCTGCTGAACGCCACCACCGAGTACATCGACCACGAGAAGGGCCGCATGCGCGACAACCGCCTGAACGCCGCCTGGTTTGGCCCGGGCGCCCGCTTCAAGGATCACGCCTTCGCCCTCGCCGAGAAGCTCGTCGCGTAGCCCCCCACGAGAAACCAAGCAGAAGACGCTTGGCTTCTTCCGCGAACAGCGCGTTCATACGCATGTCATCAACCACACCCAGGAGCACGACATGAGCACCCACCTCACCCCGACCCAGATCGAAGTCCTCACCGCTGCCGCCGACCGGCCCGATGGCAGCATTCATCCTCTGCCGGCCCGGCTGCCCAGCGGCGCCAAGAACAAGGTCGTTGCCAGCCTTCTCGCGCGGGGTCTGGTCTTCGATGCCAAAGACTCGCTCGAATATCGTCTGACCGCCGAAGGCTACGCCGCGGTGGGGCGCGACGGCGAACTGCCCGCACCCATCCCGGCAGACCCGGAAATCGAGGCCGCCGTGGCCGCCGTCGAGGCCGAATGGGCGCAAGACCAGGTCGAGCCGGATCCGCAACCCGTCGCCGTCGAGCACAAGCCGCGAACCCGCGAGAACAGCAAGCAGGCGGCGGTGGTCGCCATGCTCCAGCGGCCCGAGGGCGCAACAATTGCGCAAATTTGCGCATTTACCGGTTGGCAAGTCCACACCGTGCGCGGCACCTTCGCCGGCGCCTTCAAGAAGAAACTCGGGCTGACCATCACGTCCGAGAAACACCCCGGCAACGAACGCGTTTATCGCGCGGCCTGACCACGAACGGGGCGGACGACGCCCCAATCCACCCCACGACTGGAGTTTGCCATGCCCAAAATGATCTACCCAGACACGACGCCGACCGTCTTCTCCGGCGCCAGGAAGTTCGTCGAGGACCACGGTCACGACGTTTGGTGCGAACTGTGCGACACCGTGCCGGTGCGAGAATGGTTCACGCTGAAAAGCGTTGCGCCCAAATTGACGACCATCAACAAATACAAGGGTCCCGAGCGTTACCTGCGCGCGGTACTCAAGGCGGTGATCGAGGATTACCGCACGCGTCCTGACGCCTACGAACACCGCCCTCCGGTTGAGATCGATGGCCTACACATGCGCCGGGCCAGGGTCTGACTCGAGGACTTGCCAGGCGAAAAAGCGGCATCTTTTGCTTGGCTTCGGCGCCAGACAGCGCGTTCATACGATGGTCATCCACGCCACCAGGAGCCCAACATGAACCACCTCAGCGCCCAAACCATCCAGCACCTGATGCGCAAGCATCACAAGACGATCCGCGGCATCGCCCAGGAGTGGAACCTCACCCTCAAGCGCGTGCGCTACGTACGCCTGCATGGCGTGGAAGGCGAGGTGTTCGTCATGGACTGGCTCGAAATCCTGACGGGCGACCCCGGTCCGATGCCCTCGTGGGCATCGCGTCGTGACTGAACAGCGCAATCAGCAACCGCCACCACACGCCCGGGCCACCGGGCGTTGCTGCGTCTGGGCCGCCGAACGCGCGCGGTTGGCCAAGTGTTCGCCCGTCGTCCGACGACGCCACACGGCGCCACCGTGCCAGCCCAAGGGCCAACGTCGAAAGGGTGGCGAGTGTCACGCGACGCCAGGCGCCGAAAGAAGATTGATGAAACGCTTGGCTTCCGGAGTGAACAGCGCGTTCATGTGTTCGTCATCCACCACGCCACCAGGAGCAGCGCCATGACCCCGACCCAAGCCACGAACCTCGACACCCTCGGCAACAAGCTTGCCACCGCCGCACTGACGACGCTGATCCGGTTGTGCCCCGAGATCAGGACCGCCAGCGACGAAGTGCGCGAAGCCGCCTGCGCGGCCATGCGCGCCAAGTCGGGGGAGGCCATCGACGAGTTGCTCGAAGACGGCAAGGCCTGCCCCTGGATGGCCGAGACGATCTTCGCCAGCGCCGTGATGACCCTGGTCAACGCCGGCATCAAGGTGCTGCGGCACACCTGATCGCCAAACCCCGACTATCATCCAAGAATCAGAAAGGAGCGCATCATGAACAACAGCACACCGAAATCCGCCGTCGACATCCATCTCCGGCAACTACACCAGTTGGTCGGCGGAACCATCACCAACCTGGCGAGAACCGGGATAGACGAGTATGGCGACGAATTCTTCGGCATCATCGTGACGCTGCCCAATGGCAAGAAGAAGACCGTGATCTTTCTCGCCGACGACGAAGGTAATGGCCCGGGTAGCGTCCAGATTAACGACCAGGTCTGAGACATTGCCAAGACCATACGCCCGGGCCACCGGGCGTTATTGCGTCTGCGATCCGACCACAAAGATTGAACAAAGCGCTTGGCTTTTCAATCTCACAGCGCGAGTATGTGCTCGTCATCACCGCAACGCCAACCAGGAGAAACGCCATGAGCAACCAGAAACCCACCAAGCAGACTGCCGCGAATAACGAATGGCTAGCAGACCAGAAGCGCACTTGGAACACGAAGATTTACAAGAAGGTGTCGATCCTCCTGAATACCACCGGCAAACGGAGTGCCATTGATTTCCTGCAGCAATTTACGACCGCAAAACTGCGTTACGACGACGACCAGATCTGATCCCCCAACAACGCAGCAGGCCAGGGCGACGACCCTGGCCGCATCACCAGCCACACCAAGGAGAACGGCATGAGCACCAAGAAGATACCAGCCACACAGAACAAGGATCTTGGTTTCGCAGGAGCGATGGGCAACCGCGCGAAGGTCACCTGGCCGATCGCCATGACCACCATCGCCGCAGCAACCGGCCAGCCGCTCGAATCGGTCCGGGTCTTCCTCGACAGCCGGCATGGCCGCCACTTCGCTGACGACGTCTTGAACCAACTGCACTCAGGCCTCGCCCTGGCTGATGCAATCCACGCCGCCACGCAGCAGTGGATGGGATGGACCATCGGACGCCAGACCAGCAAAGACTACGGCATCCCGCGGGGCCTGCCCTACCTGACGGGTTTCGTGATTCACTGCGAGATCGCCGAAGAGATCGCCGCGGCCTGATGGTGACTCGCCCGATCCACGAAGCCCGGGACATCTCGGGCTTTTGCGTTCGCGCCACCAACGTTCCGAGGGGCGGTAAAGCCTCGCCCGTTATCTGAAGACGCCACAGCGCGAAGCTTCGAGCCGTGGCGCCGGTCCTGAGCGCATGGCATTTACGCGTGACCGAGCCGCGTGGAGCCATGATTCAAGAAGCGCTTGGCTTCGGTTGGGTGAAGCGCGACGATGCAGTTGTCGCCACCACCCGCCCCAAGGAGACCACCATGACCTCACTGACCACCGCAGCGACCGAAGCCAACTACGATCGATTCGTCGCCGAACTGACCCAACTCACGCGCAAATACGGCGTGGCCATCAAGTCAGTCGGTGGCGTCATTCTCGCCAACAGCGCCGGCGAATTCTGCAACGTCACTTACGACGCTGATTTCGCCAGTGGCGACCTCTACCCGCGATTCGACGACTGACCATTCGTTGAAGGCCAGACCCACACCAGCCCCGTGGGCGCCGGCGCAGCCTCCCGACGAGGGCCACCCGTCCGGCACCCGCCCGAAAGAAGATGGAGAAAGGCCTTGGCTTCCCGCGCGAACAGCGCGTTCATACGGGTGTCGCAACCAACCACCCCAAGGAGACCACCATGACTACCCAAAGCATCCCTGCCAGCCGCAACGACGCTTGGGGCTTCACCGGTACCCTCGAAGAACAGGCTGAAGCCGCCTGGCCGATCGCCATGACCACCATCGCCGCCGCCACCGGCCAGCCGCTCGAATCGGTCCGGGTCTTCCTCGACAGCCGGCATGGCCGCCACTTTGCTGACGACGTGCTGAACGAGATGGCCAAGGGCAAGGACATCGAGCAAGCGATCTACGCCGCCGTCGCGCGGTGGATGGTCTGGACGATCGGGCGCCAGACCTCGCGCGAGTACGGCATCCCCTGCGGCCTGCCTTACCTGACCGGGTTCGTGATGCACTGCGAGATCGCTGAAGAGTTGGCCGCCTGACTGCCAGTCGCCCGACCCACGAAGCCCGGGAGCTCCCGGGCTTTTTACGTTCAGGCCACCAACGTTCCGACGGGCCGCAAAGCCTCGCCCGTTATCTGAAGACGCCACACAGCACGAAGGTTCAAGCCGTGGCACCGGTCGTGAGCGTATGGCATTTGCGCGCGACCGAACCGCGTGGAACCATGATTCAAGAAACGCTTGGCTTCGGGTGGGTGAAGCGCGACGATGCAGTTGTCGCCACCACCCGCCCCAAGGAGACCACCATGACCACCACCCTCGATCAACGCATCAACGCACTGAAGCCCGGCCAGGACATCCGCCTCTCCGGTGACGACGCCGTTTGGGTCACTGCCGAGCGCAGCGGCAACGGTCAGTGGCTACGCTTCGTCCGCCACACCGGCAACGGGTTCACCGTGTTCAAGACCACCCGGTTCTGACACCAAGGCGTCGAAAGCCACGCCATCCGATTCTCGGGTGGCTTTCTTTCCGCTGTGGTCCTGCCAGCGGCGAACCACCACATCGCAGTACTTGGGATCGAGTTCCATGAGCCGCGCCACGCGTCCCGACTTCTCCGCAGCGATCATCGTCGTGCCGGAGCCACCGAAGCAGTCGAGCACCGTATCGCCCGGCCGGCTGGAATTGCGAATCGCGCGCTCCACCAGTTCGACCGGCTTCATCGTCGGATGGACGTCGTTCTTCACCGGCTTCTTGATCTGCCACACATCACCCTGGTCACGGTCCCCGCACCAGTGGCGTTTGCTCCCTTCCCGCCAGCCGTAGAGCATCGGCTCGTACTGGCGCTGGTAGTCGGCACGGCCCATCGTGAAGGTGTTCTTGGCCCAGATGATGAACGTAGACCAGTGACCGCCGGCGGTGCGGAAAGCCGACTGGAGCACGTCGAGTTCGCTGGACGACATCGCGATGTAGACCGCACCATCGCAGCGCGTGAGCGCCGGGGTGAGGGCTGCGACCAGGAAGTCGTAGAACCCGTCACCCAGGTTGTCGTTCAAGATCGGACGGTCCTTGCCACGCAGTTTGTCCTTGGCGCTGTTGGCGTAGTCGACATTGTATGGTGGGTCTTGCCAAAGCATCGACACGTGATCGGTGCCGAGCAGGGCCTGGTAGCTCGCCTCTTGAGTCGCGTCCCCGCACAGCACCCGGTGCTTGCCGCAGATCCAGACATCGCCCAGCCGAGACACGGGCGTCTCCGACACATCCGGCACGGCATCGTCGTCGGTGTTGCCTTCGGTGCTGGTTTCCTCACCGGCCAGGAGCTCCAGCAACTCGTCGGCATCGAAGCCGGTCAGCGCCAGGTCGAAATCGTTGCTCTGGAGATCCGCCAACTCGACGCGCAACATCGCGTCGTCCCAGCCAGCGTTCTCTGCAATTCGGTTGTCGGCGATCACCAAGGCTCGACGCTGGGTCGGCGTCAGATGATCGAGCACGACCACCGGCACCACGTCCAGACCCAGCTTGTGTGCGGCCGCGAGGCGTCCATGCCCGGCGACGATCACACCATCGCTACCCGAGAGAATCGGATTGGTGAAACCAAACTCGGCGATCGACGCAGCAATCTGAGCCACCTGCTGATCGCTGTGCGTCCGGGCATTCCGGGCGTAGGGCAGTAGTTTGGTCGTCGGCCACTGCTCGATCTTGTCGGCCAGCCACGAAACGTTCATGCCGCCTCCTGTTCGAGTGGCCGTCGCTCGGCGGCGACCTCGGCAAAGGTCTGTCCGGTCGCTACCAGCGTCACCGGCACATCCGGAAAGTTCTGCTGGAAGCGCTTGATTGCCACATCCACGTACTCGGGGGCGATCTCGACCGAACGGGCGATGCGGCCGGTGCGCTGCGCCGCCAGCATCGTCGTGCCCGAACCGCCGAAGGGGTCGAGGACGATGTCGCCAGGGTCAGAGTAGGCATTGAGGATGAACTCCGGTAGCGCCACCGGGAAGACTGCCGGGTGGTCGATGCCTTCGCCGATCGATCCGCGCTGGCGGGTCGCGGTCACGACCGAATCTGGAATCCGGAATGCCTGCGTGGGCTGATTGAAGTGCGTCCACTTGCCAAAGCCGCCGTCCTGGTTGCGCAGCCCGTTGTCGGCGGTGCCATCGCTGCGTAGGTGGAGCTTCTCGCCGGCGAACTTGCACGGCACCGTCTTGTTCGGCTTTCTGGCCTCGCGGTTGAAGTGGAAGAGAAACTCATGCCGCGGCGCGAGCCGCCCGGCCCAGTCGCCCGGAACGGTCACGCCCTGGTCCCAGACATACCAGCCGAAGAAGCGCCAACCCTCGCGCGGCATCCAGGAGAGCCAGTCGTCCCAGTAACGCACCACGGTGCCATCGCGATGGACCAGGCCGAGATTCACCAGCATCTGCGCAGACGCGGCCATCACCGTCATCGCCACGGCGAAGACGCCCTGCATCAGCCGATCCCAATCGGCGATGCCGCCCGTCGTGTAGGCGCGCTGGTTGGCGTACGGCGGGCTGGTGAACAGCAGGTTGGCTTGCTCACCGGCCGTCAGCGTACTGACCACGGCCGCGTCGCTCGCATCGCCACAGGCCAAGCGGTGCGCACCGAGTGCCCAGACATCACCGGTGCGAGACACCGGGTTAGCGGGTGCATCGGGAACGTCGTCAGCCGCATCGGGCTCGTCGGTGGTCTGCTCGTGGTCGCCGTCGCTGGTGGCTTCGTCGTCACCCAGCAGGCGCGAAATCTCGTCCTCGTCGAAGCCCGTCAACGCCAGATCGAAGTCGGCCACCTTCAGGTCTTCGAGTTCGAGCGCCAGCAGTGCGTCGTCCCACTGCGCCCACGAGGCGGATCGGTTGGCCAGCAGACGGAAGGCCTTGATCTGCGCATCCGTCAGCTCGTCGGCCAGGACGACCGGCACCGTCGTCAGCCCGAGCTTGCGCGCCGCCTTGAGGCGCA